TTCTGGGTAGCAAATGCAGCATTCTGGAACTCTTCCGTGGTAGTCCCTGTAATCCTAGCTAGGTTCTCTAACTCCCTGGCCTTGTCAGCCTGCTCCTTGAATGCCTTGCCACCATCCTCTAACAAAGGTATCAGCATGGTGGTATCATTAGCTAGGGATTCAAGGTAGAATATCTGTTCTTCCAGGGAAACATTAGCTGCGTCCATTGCTTCTTTTACAGCAATAAGAGCATTAGGGCCTGACATATCCTGGAGAGCTTTAGCGGTTAGTCCCACCTTTGGGGCTATATTCTCAAAGAAATCCTTAAATTCACCTCCACCCGTGGCTATAAAATCACCTAACTTGTCCTTAACATCCTTACTTATGTCAGCTAACTTTTCAGCACTGACACCAAATTTCTGGGTAGCAAATGCAGCATTCTGGAACTCTTCCGTGGTAGTCCCTGTAATCCTAGCTAGGTTCTCTAACTCCCTGGCTTTTGAACCAGCTGTAACAATAGCTGCAGACATAGCCACAACTGCAGCAGTAGCAGCAACAAAGCTGGCCACAACAGTCACCCCTATTACAGTTGCAAAACCACTTGCACTAGTTCTCATCTTTGAGAAAGCAGTGCTGGTATTCCGCTCAGATGTATCTACAGCCTTATCGTACCTATCTAAGCCCCTTACAGCGCCTCTTGAATCAAGATCTAAGTCAATTACTGGCATTATTCCACCTTGTTAGCTACCATGTTTTGCACTTGTATAGCCTCTAATATCTCCGAATTGGTAAGGCCGTACAACCTACAATACTTTAATATACTGTCAAAATTACTACCACATTGCAGGTGCATATCCCTATAGAAGATCTCTATTTCAAACAGCTCTGGGCAGGTCTTGAGGGCTTTAACATCAACACCAGTGGAGGACATGCGGCAGTACCAATCATAATTGTCACCGTGTTTCCTCCACCATTTGATTGCCTCTACTACTTTTCCACTACATCCTCGGGCTTATAGTTCTCCCTATCCACCGACAGCACTGAGATATCTTCTCTAAAGTCTGAGGATTTAGTCATATACTCATACCCAAGCTCAGGGGTGTAGGGTACTTCTTTACCCTTTGATTCAGCTTTCCAGTCCAGTAGTATTGTCTTGGCCATTGCCTTTGTGGTAATATCATTGACCAGATCCTCAGTATCTGCTGTAGAGCGCAGTAAAGCTAAGTGGGGCTTTTGGAGCCTTACCACCTCAGCTTTAAATGCCGGGTTGTTTAGCTTGGCCACTTTAACATCAAACCCTGCTTTAGTGACCATCCACTTACCATTTATCACTGCGTCATCGTCTACTGCATACGCCTTATCAAAATCCATTTCTTTACCTGTGAGTAAAAGTTTTATGACTTTTCAATCTGAATCATATATCCAACAATATCGTCATAGAGTGCCACGAAAGTAGCGTTGTCCATTACTTCATCATCCACGCCAGTCACGTTTATAGTGTCTGCATCCAGCTTCACCTTTGGCAGGGTGTATATATAACTGTTTGCATCAGCGTCTGTTAGGGTCCATGACAGAGAAAATGCTGTACCATTAAGCAACCTTGCAAACATGGTAGAGTCTTCAAAATACATGGTAATAGCGCCAGTGATATCTAACCTGTGAGGGTTAGTCTCACACGCACCAAGCTGCCCCAGGCCGGTCTTAGGAGTCACGTTGTTATTAATCTCAACAGACAGATCCTTAACAAAACAGCCCTCTTGCTCAACATCGTCAATCTTGATAGAGGGTATGTTAGTAACTGTACTAAATACTGGATTGACAGTAGGTACTGTGTAGGTAGCTCCTGACTCGATAGCCTGATCCACCTGGGAGGTAAGCCCTACAAACTGAAACGAGCCTGTAACGTCTGATTGGTCAGCCATCTCCAGAGTCATAACGTTACACGACATGCCTAAGAACTTGAAATACTCAGATACATCCTTGTGACCACGCTCTATAAAGAAAGGCTGATAGAATACGCCATTAGTGGCCACCTGGGTGAGACTACCGCCAGCGCCCCATGATTGTGCCCACAAAAAACCTAAGAGCAGTTCATCAAGTAGGCTGTTCTCAAATTGGTACTCAAAGTTGTAACCACCACCCACAGAGTAACCTGTAGTGGTAATGTCAGCTGTCATCCTATCGTCACGAATATGGTCTGATACCTTGGTGTCGATAGTAGTGCCAAGATCATCAGACACAAAGTTGACTTTCTGCATGACAGGGTTGGCAGGTATTACTTTAGGTGTTGCAGGTACTTGTTTTACAATTGCTACATATGACTGACTACCTGTTGCTGATGGCATTTTGTTGCCTCCTTATTTAGTTTCCGTAACCACAAAAGCCACCATACCCTAGCTGTGGCATATAACACTGATCATAAACGAATGGCACCAACACCTTGACTTGGAACCATTCTTGCTGTTGGCCTACTCTCCTGGTGCGTGCTACATTGAACTTAATAGCACCCTCCATAAACCTATTAAATAATATAGCTAGTTCATCAGCCATCTGAAAAGCATTCGTAGTACCCTCATTGGATGGTACAAAGATAGATAGATCTATATAACCTTCGCCCTTGGTACGTCCACCAAGAGAGGTAACAACAGCGTCAACCCACTCAACTTGTAGCCTTACAAAAGACACTCCACGCACAGGGTTAAACTCTACGTTGTCATAGTCTACCAAGGTCCTAACCCAATTGTCAGCTAGTCTATTCTCTATGATATAGTTGGCCTGTTCAAACATCCTTATACCTCTTTTTCGATAGGTTTGCGGCCAGCTGGTTGGCTTCTGCCAGTAGCATATAGTAGGTAGGCTCAACCATAGGCTGTGCCCTCATGTGAGGTGTACCGGTCTCCAGGAACATAGCATATTCTGTATTGTTGTAGATCGTTACCAGAGAGGTACCGTCTATACTTGCACTACCGTAACTAGCGTCTGCTACTACAGGGGCTTTACCAAGGGCTTTACCCGAAGGATGTGGATTGCTTAATGGTGTGCTCCCTGGCTTATTGTCTACGGCTATATCCCAATTAGATCTTAGATAGCCCGTGTCCCTGGCTGACCTTTGCACTAACTCCCTGAACCCGTCAATGGCCAGTTTTTGCATAACGAGAGCCATATCCTTGTCATCCAAACGCTTTGATACAGACTTAAGAACCTTGGTAAGCTGTTTGGCTGTCTTTACTCTCTTCATGCTGTTATAGGTCTCACCCTTAATTCAAAATGCGCATCCACAGGGTCCTCCACAACGTCTTTGACCTCCCACTCTCTAAGGGAGGGGTCAACAATTAAGTCATTAACTTTAGGAACCACAGGCAATTCCAGAGCGGGGAAAATAGCGACCCTATCAATTATCTTAATTGTTGACCCATCGACTAGAGCAGCCTTTACCTTATCAAAGACTATCTCTATGGTGTGAGAGGAGTCTACAGGCTTTAGTACATTACCATCAACAGGCGTATACGCTGTATCAAACATGCTCTGGTATACGCAGGTTTTTGTAGCACCATATTTAACAAATAAAGGCCATTTGTCTTGGAGTGTCCGAGGAGCAGAAAAGGCCATTACTGTCTCTCCATAGGTACTAGTTTTGTAGAGCCGGAACCACCACATAGGCCATAAGGAGCTAACATACTGCTGGTCATATTGCTTATAAGTGGATTGCCTGTTGAACTGGCCTCAAATTTAAGAGTAACAGAACCAGCTTTAAGCTCTGTTAGTGGATCACCGCCATCTGTAGAAGTACTACCAGTGGTAGTTATAGCAAAAGCTATCTCACACTGTGCATCTTTGATAGCTTGTGGTACGGGGTCAGCATCAGGTGTACGAGGAAAAGCTAGCAACTGCTCATCGTCTACCCTAGAGCCGTACCAAGCACACTGTAAATCCAGCTGCTGTGCAGCAGATATTAGGGCCTTTTCTTTGGTTGGCTCATCGAGTAAGGCCCAACTCTCATAACCATACCTGGCAGCAAAATAAGTGTCTGCCTCAAGGACTGTTACATAAGTATCTACACCTACTGTAATCATTATACGTCACCATTCGTAATTTCCACTGGCACTGAGTTACCTACTTCTGCCAATAGATAAGCCTGTATGTCTGTGACCAATCCGCCATAGCTGTATCCACTGCCTGTCTGGTCTTGCAGTGTTGCCCATACAGCACTGTGATTAGGGAAACGTATCTTCGGTGCCTTCCCTAATTGTTCAACGAGTGACACGCCTAGTGCTAGTCTGCACCAATTTGCACCGAAAGGAAATAGTTGGTATATGTCCTCTCCGTACAGGGTATTTGGGGTCAGTGAACCACTACCGCCACGTTGATAGCCGCTGTTACCAGCACCACCAGCACCATCCGCAGGGACAAGTACAAGATGGACTAAGTAGCCTTCTGGTACAAAGACGTTAGCCTTACCAAAGCCCTGCCCCATCTTCTGAGGTCTGAGCTTATAACTCCGTCCTGGTATCATGTCGTATCCGTTAAGGTCATTGGGTATCTTCCACCAACCATCCTACTAGCCAAGTCACCTATACCAGGGATCTCAGCAGACTCGTAATTGGTGTTTCCAGCGTTCCACGTAAGGGGTATATCAAGCTCACCTACAGTGACCTGGATAGATGTAATACCAGCTAACTGAGCACCACCAGCAAAGCCTATATGAACCTGATCTCCATTGCCTTGTACTTGGAAGTAGTCTAATACTTCCCCTAGTACAGCTTCAGCGTTCTCTGATACTCTACCCATACCGGCAGAGAATCCATAATGGTATTCCTGCAGTGAATGGTTAAACTCTTTACCTACTGCCATGTTCATTACTGTCTCATCTACAACAGCAACAATCTTAGGGCTTTTGGCATTTAGTTCATATTGGTTAGATATAGCAAGATCGTGTTCGCTCATAGCGTTTATTCCTCATCGTCAACAGGATCGCCTACAGGCTCCTCTGCAGTTTCAGGCAAGAACTCTACAAAAGCCTTACCATCACGTGCAAGCTCTACAGCTGCCCTTTCCGCAGGCATCTCACCGATATAATAACCACCATTACCAAGGTGCAACTTGACACCAAAGGCTGATGGCTCCATACCGTTAGATGTATCTACACGGTGAGGCCAGTAAAGCTTAACAGTTTTCTCTTCTTGAATTATTGCTACCATGTGTATAACTCCTGTGAAAGAACCCTGCCCAGGAGAGGGCAGGGCTTTATGGAACTACGTGGACAGTTTCTTATGCACCTGTCATATCAGTAACACGAGCAACACCAACCTTATTGAAGGAGGCAAAGTTACTGTAAGACTTGACACGTACTATAGACTGATCCTTGGTCTCTTTGTCACCAATAACATCTACCTGAATACCCGAAGCAATAGCCTGCGGATAGATGAGAGAGACACCGACCTTCTTAGTGCCATCGTCAAAGTTACCGGCATAGATAGAGCTGAGTACACCAGTGGTAAGAGCAGCACCGCCAGCAGTCTCGGTTACAGACAGCCAGTTGTTGGTGAACACAGGAGTACCGTTAAATTCCATTACCTGAATGGTACGATTACCAGAGGTAACTTCCATCATAGGCACGCCACCCAAGGACCTGTACTCATTCCTGAGCTGGAGGGCATCCCGACCATGTAACATGATCCAGTCACAGTAACCATCTTTAGACAGTACTTTCTGCATAGCTGCATCAAGATAACCAAAGATAGCTCCACTACCTGCAGCACCACCTGTAACATACTGACCAGAGTCAATCATGCTATGCAGGGAGTTATATTGTGGATCTGTACCAGTTCCAAGGGCCATACCCTCCTGGATCTTACGACCAACAGACTTGGACTTACTGGCAACCTCAATAGCCATCAGATCGTTAATATCAGATCCAGACTCAGCAAGCTGCAGCCTGTCCAACTCAGCATCACCTATGATTCTGGTAGATCTGAATAAGATCTGCTCTACCTCAGAGGGTGCCTTAGCCGTAATGGTATCATCCAGGCCGTAAAAGTCAGCGTCACCAAGGACGGCTTCACGGTTAGTACTGATACCTGACCCTGCATAGCCCTGCCATGGCATGAGCATAAACATAGGGTTGGTGGTCAGGATCTCTTCTGCTACACCAGCAATCAGCTGGTCCCTGGTCAACTTAATAAATTCTGCAAGTGTTTTTACACCCATAATAAAATCTCCTTTAAACGAAAAAAGCGGCATACCTCACGTATGCCTGTTTAGGCTGTGAAGTATGCCGCTATTCAGCAGAGCGTAAGGCCCCTATTCAGGTGGCCTTACTCATAGTTTATGGCCCACAAAGTGCCTATTCAGGCTCAATTGTGGACATTTTAATAGATCGCATTATACCGAATATTGGAGTAATTGCAACCTTTTTTATCGTCAATAATACCAGATAGTTACGCCTTAAATGCCTTGTGCTTTCAGGCCCTCAGCGATATTCTGACCGGCAGTCTTGACCGAAGTACCTCCCTGACCGTCACCTGTTTGATAACCGCCACTGCCGTTGGCTCCAGATCCTTTCATAATAGAGGCTCTGTCAGGATAAGCCTTTAAGATATGCTCCATAGCTTCATCAAAACCGGCAGGCTCCCCAGGTTTGGCTATGGAATTGATCTGATTACCAGCTGCATCATTTGCTGTACCATCAGCATTGAAGTGCTTACCGAAGGTTGCTTTGGCTATATCAGCAGGCAGCACAGTACCTTTGATCACTTTACTGGTAGCAAATTGAGCGCCTACAGTAGCATCAAACAGCTTACTGTTGAGGGTCTCTTTCTCTGTGCCCCATTCCTTTTCTTTAGCTTCCCAGGCTGTATTTACTGTAAGCTTCATCTTATCCAGAGCAGCTGCTTGGTCCTTATCCATAGAACCTACCTTCTGCAGAGCTGCTATAGCTGCTTTAGGGTCTTCGATACCCTTGAACGCTTCCAAGGATGTGTTAGCCTCTCCAAGCTTTTTACGTCTGTCGTTACTCTCAGCTGTAATGGTGGTTATCTTGGTCTGCGCACCTATGGCATCAATACCGAACTCTTTATCACCATCTTTTACAGTAGGCTTGCCATCGGTCATTTTAATGTTACCATTTTCAGTTAATACGTATTTCATCTCACTACCTCCTGTGTTTTAGTAATCAACTGTTGAAGCCTTTAAGATATGCTCCATAGCTTTCTTAAAGGCAAGAACCCTTTCTCTTAACTCTTTCAGGTCACGCTCTTGGGTCTCAATTAAGTATGCCCCCTCTACTCTTGCTTGTCTTTGGATAGCCTCACCTATCCCATACGGGTTGCGTAAAATACTAAGTATCTCACTAACATTCATCTTGTTGCTACCTCCTGTGTTTAGTAATCTGCTTTTGTACTATATACCTCATTGGAGGAAACAGCACCTCTACTACCTTCTACTGCCTTTACTGCCTCATCAAATACATACTTAGTCTGCTCCTCTGTTAAGTTTAGTGTAGGGAAATATTCTCCAAACTTTTTGTAATACTCTACGTTAATTGTCGCCCATGTTTTGCCTGTTAGCTTCATTTATAACACCTCTGTAAACTCTGTGAATAACTTAAACTGTTTGGGCAGGTACTTTTTATAAAAGGTCACTGCGTTAGGATCGCCCGATAATGCAAACATATTAGCAAAAGTCTCGGAAGCCTTACGAGTAGGGTATGCCGTGTAATAGGCGTGCCCATGTCCGTAGCCGAAGAACTTCTCTGCTGTTGTACCACCTATAGAATCAGCCAGTAATAATGTGTCCTGCGTTATATTGTGGGTGGCAAATAGACTCTTAAAAGAGTCTAACCAATCACGTAATACAAAGCTGTCAGCTCCACTTTTAGCATAACTATGTAGGGCTATCAGTGCCTGCTGTTCAGCGTGATTCACTCCAGCCTCTGTAATAAGCCCTCCAGTTATATTGTCTCGGAACTCTTTTATAGTATTGTTGGTAATATCTAGTAAATATTGGTCTTCATCCTTAAGCCCCTTTGTTACCATAGCATTTAACTTCTCTGTGACAGTACCCTCTTTTATAAGGGTTATATCACCGTAAGTGTTCATCCTGTAATCCTCCCTAGATGCGTCCCAAGTACGTCTACTGTACCTCTTACCTTTTGGTGGAGGAAACAACGACTTTTCCCTCTTCTGTGCATTATTAATCCAGGTGGCGTCCAGTTTAGAAGCCTCCTGGAACTTGGGGGTAGCCGTGATACTATTTCTGTATAAGGTTGTCTCACCCCATTTTGGGGCCATCTTATCATAGTATTTGTAGTCAGTCCTATGCCCAAACTCATGGATGAAGGTTACAGCACTTTGTATGGAATCCTGTCCGGGATTCATGTTTATAAGCTTACTACTGTCCAGATAGTAAGGACCTTCTGATGTATCTAATTTATTCAACACATAATCACTATCAGCAGCTAAAGCGTTTCTGTAATACTGTGTCTGGTACTTACTTGGGGCGTTATCATACAATGCTTGGGCGCTTGGGTGCTTAGTTTTAAATACTTCAGGCTTAGGTGCCGGTTTTGGTACTGGTTTAGAGGTACCCTTTGGTATAGGTCTGCCACCATAGATAGTATACAAATCCTCTACTAAAATCTGATCACCCAATTCATAGTCTTTGCCTAGTTTCTTGTTTACTAGCTTTTGGTAATTCTTATCATAGATCACCAATTCATCAAAATCTACAACCTCAGCCCTAACTAGATCTGCCCTCCGTGGACCTATGGCATTATCCTGCCACCACTCAGGTTTAGTAGCCCAAAAGCCTGCAAAGTCATCGCTAGTCTCTCCGTAGTCCAATATCTGCCTGGATGGTGGTTTAAGCTGCCCTTTCTTAGGCCCACGTACATAATATTCCTTTGTCATGTCACGCTCATACCACTTATTATACTTGGTACCTAGTTCCTCTGTCTCTTCATCAGTGAAACCAAGTTCTTTCCAACTTTTCGTAACAGGCAGATACATACATCTACACCTTGGATGCAACGGACAATTAGGACCACTGTCAATAGTATCATACTCCATGCCATCGAGTGACATACAGCGTGAACACGTCCCTCGCCCCGTTTTGGTGTTACCATTCTCCATGATAGCAGACCACTCAACCCCTTTAATAACATCTTTATTCGCCTCATAAATATCTTTGTGTGCTTTAGCATTCATCGACTGTATGTAGGACTTAACCACAGTCTCCAGATTACGCTTAGTATCGGCACCTGCCAGCAGGTTGTTGTATCTGGCGGGTAGTTCTGCCATGATCTTTTTATAGCTTATGCCTCTAATCCTGGCTTGTGCTATCTCTGCCTTTAGTGCTTGGTTCTCCTCATTAAGAGCAGACCACAACCAACCATCTAACGTATGCCCTCCTAGTGTCTCTGTTGCGGCAATGGTAGCTAGTTGACTAGCTGACATAGCCACATTATCAAAGCTATCAACAGCACCGTCCCATGATAAAATATCATTAGTATTACGATAACTATACGCTCCTGCCTCTCCTGCTGCCTCAGCCACAGGTTTAGTAACAGCCTCTGTCAGCTGCTCTATTTTATCGTCAATCTCTGCCAAAAGAGCTTTGAGCCTGTTGGTAGATCTCAGGTCCAGATTTTTCTTTATAGCCCTATTGATAGCAGCCTCTGTTTTCTTACGGGCTGTAGTATAGTATTTACTAAGATCTTCCAAAGCGGCATCCTCAAAACGATCAAGAGCATACCGCTGATTGACGTACCTATATGTGGTTATCGTCTGCTCTTTATTCATTACTTGTCCTTATCCCCTGTATTATCGTCACCTCCAGCATCACCAGGAGCATCACCAAAGGCAGCGCCTGCCATGCGTGCCATGTCCACACTGTCACGCTTTTCCTGCTCTAAATCAGCTTCCATATCATCCCAGGTAAGATGTTCGTCATAGATACCTCTACGCCTGAACTCTGTAAAGGTAGCCTGCGCTGATATAACACCCTGCTCCTGAGATTTAAGGATAGCCAACAGCTCCGAAGGATCTGCTACACCAAAGTTGTATTCTTTGTTGACAGCTACCCCATTATCAGGCCATTCCACGTTCATAAACTGACCAGCTATCTTAAAACAAGCATTGAGTACAGACTCAAACTCTGTAGCCCAAGTACCCAATGAGCTGTTACTCTCTGCACTGGTCAAAGCTTTCTCTGTAGCTGTGATATTGCCTGTACGTGGTACCAGCTGCTGCAGCCCATACAGTGCCATTTGTGCCTCAGTTTCTTTAATATCCTCCCTACCGGCATTGATAGCATTACCCTGGATCTCCACAAATTTCATATCTGCGCTATCCTCCTCAGAAGTAACCATAGTAGCAGTGCCTACAGGCATTTTCTCTATCTCTATATGCTTACCAAACAGAATAGGCACCCTGGCTACTGACAGAATGTTGTCCTGATCTGACATACTACGCCAGTGCTTAGAATTTAATTCTGCAAGGTCCATGATCGGAGTCTCACCTGTAATAATGGTCCACTCATCACCTGGGATATAGGGCACAAAAGGTATAATGGGCACGGAAAACACACCACTGTCTACTACAACAGCAGCACCTGTACTGTCTATCTCGTGCAGCTCCCATACGCCAGGCTCTAATACACGTACCCTCTGTACTGTCTTTGTACCGTATCTGCCTACCCTTTTCTTTATTGATTCAGCTATCCTGACCTGTACCAAGAAACCATCCTCATCAACAATAGCACCTAGTACATCCTCTGGCTTAATCTCTTTGAAATAGGGCCTTATGCCTGCGTCCTTCTCATCCTGCTGGCTGACAATATCGGCAGACTTGACAGGCACGTCTATAAAGATGTGAGATACACCCTTAGAGGTACCATTCTGAAAGGCCCTCTTAGCGAATACATCCAGGCTATTACCCTTAGAGTCAATCGCCTTGGCCCACTCCTCAAAGATAGGGTCCACACCATCATCAAACACAATATCAGACTGGAACACCTGACCAGACAGGAATGAGGCAGTCTTTTTGAAAGCATTGAGCAGTGTGGATCTGGAGAGCCTACCTATATAAGCAGGGTCTGACTCCAGATTATGCTTAGGCAGGAACTCATTACCGGCTTTTTTCATACCATAGGTGCCTTGCATCAATGTCCTGGGTAGCCTGGATCTGTCTTGCCACTCTTGTACATCAGCACTCTTACTAGTAACTGAATCAGCATCATTCCTACCGGCCACAACCTTGGTACCGCCTCCTACATCTTTAGTCTCATATTCGAATGCCATAATCATAACTCCATTCTCTTAGTGTTGGACTTCTTAATAGGATACAGATAAGCTATGGGGTAGCTACCTGCATCCGTCATATCATCGTATTTGCCTATACCCTTTTCAGGTAGGCCATTGTCATCATATATCTGCTCTACTAAGGCAGCTGACAACCTTGGACACGTATCCTTATTTACAAACAGGTTCCTCTCCATATGGCCATTGCAGAACATCCTATTAGTAGCCATTACCCTGTCCTTAATGTTGGGATTCTTCTTTAAGGTCTTTACTTTGTACCCAGCTTCACGCAAGATAGCCAGATCTGATGTGGTAGCATTAACTGATTTTCTACTACCTCCGCTGGCATCGGGGTACACCGTAATGTCATGCTCTGGGTAGCGTTCATTAAGTACTCGGATTGTGTCGGGTGTGTCGTAACTATTGTAGATCTCATCCACAGCGTGTACAGACCAACCACGCTTGACATAAATAACAGCACAACCACGGCCCACATTAAAGTCCATGCCCACAAGGAGGGTATCTGCTTTCTTAACACGTTCTCTACTATTGTTACTATTCTCATCATAGGTAGCCCATACTGGCATATTCTTAAGATTGATAAACACCCCATTTATGTACGCCTCTATGAGGTTGGCAGGGTAGTTGTCTTTCAGTTCATCTATGTAATCGTCTGGCAGGTTATGTGCATTGCTGTATGTACTCAGCTGTATTAGGTGTGATCCTGGTAGGGGGTCCTTTTTGAACAGCTTATACGTGGCTTTGAATCCCTCTGGTGTAGTGGTAACGTACATTTGATTAGGCTTACCATCTATCTTCTGTCTACATCTGGCCTTAGTCTTACGCCACACCTCTACGGCCTTATCCTCTGTAAGCACGTCCAACTCATCTAAAAAAGCGTCCAACACTTCAAAACCAATGATCCTACCAGGGTGTTCCATTGTCCTACAAAAGATCTTACCAGCTCCCTGCACCTTGATAGTATTCTCACCCCTATTGATAAAGTACCCATGTCCCAAGTCATCTAAGAAAGACTCAATCTTAGGGTACCAAATATCTCTAATCAGTGGGTATGTAGGCGCTAGATACAGCATATCGGCTTTAGGATTCTCAAACATGGTAGCCAACATCCTGAATAAGGCAAACTCAGTCTTACCTGAACCAGTCAGCCGAAGCCAGCAACGACTGCTATGGATTTAGCCTTAGAACTCATAGCCTCGGCTTGCGGCTTACTGAGTACTATATCCATAATGTTGCTGACTTCGAAGAAGTCACCTCTGGTATATTTTTAATATTAATCATCACATTATCTCCTTTCATGTCATTACAGCCTTGGCCCACATAACAAATTCTCTGGCCTCTAGGTGTATGTAGCCTGTATCCAGGCCAATATTCTTGGCTGATACCAGGAACTGCCACTTGCACCTATTCTGCCTGTACATTACCACTGGCACCATGTAACCATCCGTAGCCTGCACTACCTGCAGCCACCAATCACGTAAAGCCAACACCTCACACCTCTTAACCTCAACAGCGAATGGGTAGAACCCTACCAAATCATATCCACCTGACCGGACCTGTTCCAGGTTTCTTTCAGGGGCTTTAAGTAGGTTAAACTGCTCCTTTAACCACTTACCTGCCTCCCTCTCCGCTGCAGCACCTTTATTCCTGCCGTTAATCATCTTCCATTCTCACACTAAAATTAATAATAGGCACCTTGGTTACACCATCCTCTATTTTCTTCTCAGCTGTACGCTCAGTGACACCATGCAGAGCTGCAAACCTCAACTTAGCCAACATAGGGTTGGCCTTCTTATCCAGCTGCATAAACCTCAACTCTTCCAAACCCTCTATCAGGGCCTCCTGTTCTATCAACAGTACCAAGAAGTTAAGATTCTCATTGATACTCATAGCCTTTTCCAATAAGAATGTAGGTACCTTGAAGTAAGCTGCTATGTGCATCCTGGTTTTACCTAACCAATCCAGATGGGGTATGATATCAGCCATAGCTCTAGCGCTGCGCTCTATCTCCTCCCCATCTTGAAAGGCTTTTAGTGCCATTGTGTTTAATCTGGTACCTGTATCCGTCATAGCCTATACCTCTTTCTGTACGACTTTGGTCATATTTTTTGGGGGGCAACTATGGGCAACAATGGAAACAATGCCCTCTAAACCGGCTGAAACCCTTACTGCTACTACGTTTCCCATTGTTTCCTGCCCAGGCAACTATGGGGCAACAATGAGGAAACAATGCTATACCATTGTTGCCATTGTTGCCTCATTGTTTCCTCATTGTTGCCTGGGGCCTCTTTAAAATAATAATAATAATATTATATACATACACCCTTTTGCGCACCATTGTTTCCATTGTTGCCTAAAAAAACACCCCCCAAAAAAGTGTTACCAAACGGTAACAACTAAGTTACCATTTGGTAACAGTGCATTTTTTTGTTGCATGGACATTATTTATTACTCTCATCTTCTTTACTGGTAGGCTTATCAAAAACAGCCATACCCTTCAGCTTACGTTTGTATTGCCCTGGCTTTGGTAGCTCATCCTCACTGATCATACCATCTACTACATACTTTTTAAACCTCTTACTAATAGCTGGTACACCTACACCCCTTTCCTTAGCTATCTCTGCAAATGTGTGTCCATCTCTATACATTTCTATGTCACTATTGGTTTGAGCCTCATTCTCTTTGTTCCAGTACCATTCTATCTTATTGAGTGTACCCCCTTTGGTACGGTAGCCTAGTTCAAACTCCTCTATTTCTGCACCTATCAAGTCCCTGTGCTTCATAAACTCAAAGTGCATCATCATGCCTGTAGACTGGTCATGCTCTGGAGTAGCTGTAAGGTGGACTATTTGGTTCATAACTATGGTCTTGTTGGAAAAGCCTGCCTGCTCTTTGCCACTCTTATTATCATGGTGAATAAGGATAACACAGATACCGTCCTTACGTAGCTTTATCATCCACGCCTGTATACTTTCCCAAGTCTCTTGGCTCTCTGTGGTACCTTGAAAACAAGTCAGCAGGCTATCAAATACTATTACATGGGGCTTGAGGTCTGCTATATGCCTATTAATCCAGGCTTGTTTTAATGGATCTGTCAAGTTCTCCATGCCACCATTTGGTAAAAGATCTGGTGTAATAAAATCGAATACGCCAGTTATGGTACTAATATCACACGCTCCAGCATTGTTCTGGACCTGCCTTTGTAATCCATTCATAGACAGCTCACCGTCTATATATAGTATACGCTTTTTGGCTGGTATTTTCCACTTCAAAAAGTCTTTACCCTCAGCTAAACAGGCGGCCAGACTCATGGCAAAGTTGGTCTTACCTAATCCAGTGGGTGCATGGATCATATTGAAAGACTCATTCAAGAACAGTGGTTCTACTACAAACTTCCTAGGCTTGGCTTTGGTCTTTAACAAGGTAGCTGCGCTGATGCGCTGGCTACTCAGGTCATGTGCCATAATCTCACCCTCATAGACCTTGGTACGTTGTAGCATTGTACCTATGGTCAAGGGTTTTTTGTTGCCTTTGAAGGTCAACCACTTCTGGCCACACTCGTAAGGGTCATAGTGAGAACTGCTGGTACTCCACTCGGTCCAGATCTCCAGCCCTCTCTTGGACCCTGCCAGCTCATAATGGATAATCATGCCAACATCTAGCCATTCATGATAACCCTCGTTAGGCATATAAGGTATGCGCTCCAGGATGGTTTTATAGTGGGTGAAGTGTTCTATATCTATATCCGGTATGCCTGTGACCTTAGATCTTAAGGAGCTGACTGGCTTGGAATGCTTGGCCACATACTTGGTCAGATCCATGAGAGGATTGCCAGCCGTGCCGTTTGTGTTGCCGGTTATAGTCAAGTATCGGCCTGAGCTATATGCCTCAAATTGGGCAATTTTCGAGTTATTTATGTTGGGAATCTTCCCAGTGCCTAACACACGAATGCCCTGTCCAGATGGAGAAATTTCTACTACTGTATCCGGTAAATCGTCCATGAGGGGCTTAAATTCGGGCAGGAGGTGCTGGTCTTTATCTAGGCAGTTGTCTATATCCAGGCCGCAAAAGTCATCAGTATCACGCAATGAGAAGCCAATGCCGACACTTGGATTAGCTCTGTGAATTGCGA